TTACTGGTGGTGCTTTAACTTTTAACAATAGTAATACTATTGGTAGTAGTGAAGCAATGAGAATTACAGGAGGAAAAGTAGGAATTGGAATAACTACACCAAGTACTAAATTAGACGTTAATGGCGACGGTAGATTTATTAGCAACTCTTCTTCAAGAGTTTTATATCTTAAACAACAAAGTGCAAATAATGGCAATATTATACAATTTGAAAATCAATCAGGAACTAATGTTTGGGAGCTTGTAGGAAGAAATAATCAATTTTATATTTATAACAACGCGAATAATCAACACGCTTTCCATATAAACCCTAGTACAAATAATATAGGAATTGGCAATACGTCACCATCACAAAAGTTACACGTTACAGGATCTATATTAGCGTCTAGTGATGTTGTAGCTTTTTCAGATAAAAAATTAAAAGAAAATATTAAAACTTTAGATGGCTCTAAAGTATATGATATGCGTGGTGTTAGCTTTACTAGAAAAGATACTGGTAAAGATAGCAGCGGTGTTATAGCGCAGGAAATACAAAAAATAGCGCCAGAATTAGTAACTGATAATGATGGAACGTTAAGTGTTGCATATGGAAACTTAACTGGATATTTGATTGAAGCAGTTAAAGAATTAAAAGCAGAAATAGAAGAACTTAAAAAACAAATTAAGTAATGGCAGTACCAGCTTCTGGAACATTATCTATGCAAGATATTGCGCAAGAAAGATTAAACAGCACTTATGGAAGTGGAAACGTGTCTGGGCCTATATCTATGTATAATTTAGTAAATGGTGGAAATACAGGTGGCGCAGTGACTTCTGGTAATACATATCCAGCCGTTAATACTGGATGTTTGCCAAACCCAGCTAGTAGAAATGCTTATGTTACTTTTCAAAATGTTTTCAAAGAAGATAATGGTACAGTAACTGGTCCTTTTACTTTTTACTTAAATCCATCCGAAGCAGCTACTGTATCGGCTGTTGCTAATGGAGATATAGTTTATAGTGATGCTAATTTAACAACTCCTTTATCTGCGTTTGGTGACATAGGTAGTGGATCAGGAGATAGGTATTATTCTCAGAGTCATAGTGTACAGAGTGAAGATATGTGTAACTTCACTGGTATAGGTGCATTTGATATAGACTCTAATGGAGCTATGCAAAATAAAAGTTGTTCAATACCATAAATTTTAAATTATGCCAGTAAGTACCCCTTATAAAATGTCTGATTTTTACGGTTATGACCAGGATTGTTCAACATTAACTAGCTTTACTTCAGCACAAGCTGAAACAGGATTAGAGTCCTGCCTTCAAAGCTTAAATCAAACTTATTATCATGATGGCTCAGGTGCAAGACCAGTCGCAAATGACAAAGTATATACTGATTCTGCAGGAAACAATGTTTTAGCAAGTGGGATATATAGATTAAATAATAATACAAGATTTACCATATTTGGTAATGCAGGAGTGGTTGTTTCTGTAGACGCATGCTAATTAAATAAAAAAGATAAAAAATGTGTAATAATTAATAAATAAATAGTAAATTTAAAAAACATGGCAATAACTTATAAATGGAATATATATGCGGTAGATGCGCATGTATCTCACGAAGGCAAATCTGATGTTATTTATACTGTTCATTACGGTTTAAATGGATCAGAAGGTGATCATAGCGACAATATGATCGGAACTTATTCTTTAGAATATGATAAAGACAATTTTAAAGAATATGCTGATTTAAAACAATCAGATATAATTGGTTGGCTAGAAGCTGGTTTAGATGTAGATGCTTTAAAAGCAAATATTAAAAAAGACATAGATTTAAAAAAGAATCCTGTTTCTAAAACATACCGTCATCCTTTTGCAGAATAAATAAACAATAAAAATTAAATAAAATGGCAATGAATAAAATTAAAGAAGAAGAGTTAAAATCTTTGCAAGAAAAAGTTGGAATACAACAAAATTTACAATCACAAGTAGGTCAATTAGAACTACAAAAGTTTTTCTTACTAAATAGCGCGGCTAAAAATCAACAAGATTTATTAGAGGAGCAAAAAAAGTTAGAAGAAGAATATGGTAAAGTAAATATAAATCTTCAAGATGGTAGCTACGAAGAAATTAAAGAAAAAGAAGAAAAATAATTTTTGGTATACTACATTAACACGTGATGTAGTTTTTACATACATATTTAAATAAAATGGAATTTAATAACCCGAGTCAAATCGTAAAAAATTTGTCTTTTGGTAATGAGGCAAATGCAAAAATAATAGAGGGTGTTGAAACTTTAACTAATGCTGTTAAGTCAACACTTGGTGCTTCTGGTAAGTGTGTTATATATGAAGACGCAAGGGGAAAACCAGTAATAACAAAAGACGGTGTAACTGTAGCAGAGTCTGTTATCTTAATGGATCCTGTCAAGAATATAGGTTGTACACTTATAAAAGAAGCCGCTAGCAACACTGTTAAAGAAGCAGGAGATGGCACAACTACAGCAACTGTATTAGCTTATCATATATTAAAATTAGCAACAGAGCAAAAGCAAGAAAATAATTTAAGAATTATAAAATCTGGTATTGATACTTATTTAGAAAAAGTAATTAAGTATTTAAATAAAAGCTCAAAAAAAGTTGTTGGTAAAATGCTCGATCAAGTTTCTACAATTAGCTGCAACAATGATAAAGTTTTAGGTAATATTATATCAGAAGCTTATAAAGTTGTAGGTAAAAATGGTGTAGTTTTAATGGAAGAATCACAGACTGAACAAACATACTTTGAAACAGTAGATGGTGTACAGTTTGACAGTCCACTAAAATCACAGCATTTAGCAACAAATGAAGATAAAGATAAATCTATATTAGATAATCCTTATATATTAATTGTTGCATCACCTATACCTAATATAAGAAAAATACAAGCTGTACTAGAGCATACTATAAAAAATAAAAGATCTTTATTAATTGTTGCTAATATAGATCAACAACCTACAGCTGCTTTAATGACAAATAAAGTAAAAGGTAATATTAAAGTTAATATTATAGATTTACCAGGTTTTGGTTCAACAAAAAGGGATACGTTAGAAGACTTAGCTTGTTTGACAGGAGCAAAAATAATAGATGAACAATTAGGTGACGATTTAGATTTAATACAACCTGATGTTTTAGGTGAAGCTTTAAAAAGTGTTACAGATAATAAAAACACTGTTATTACAATAAATGAAGTACCTGACGTAGCTACAGAGCGTATTTATTTAGTTGAAGAAAAAATAAAAAAAGAAAAAGATCCGTTTATAAAAATAAAACTAGAACAAAGACTAGCAATGTTATCAGGATCTGTTGGTATTGTTAAAGTAGGAGCTAATAGCAAAATAGAATTAAAAGAAAAAAAAGACAGAGTTGAAGATGCTATTTATGCTACTAAAGCCGCTTTACAAGAAGGTATTGTTGCTGGTGGTGGTGTTGCTTTGCTAAACGCATCGGAAAAAATTCAACCATTAAACGTAGGTGAAACTGTATTATCAGAAGCTATAAAACAACCATTTTATACTATTATAAATAACGCTGATATTATACCACCTATAAAACTACAACCTAAAAAAGGTATAAATGTAGTAACAGGAGATGTTGTAGATATGATAAAATCTGGAATTATAGATCCAGTATTAGTTACAAAAACGGCTTTAAAAAACGCTGTTAGCGTTGCTAAAACTATAATATCTGCAGACTGTGTAATATCAAATAAAAGAGTTGAAGAAGATGCAAGCAGTCAATAATTTTGTTATTATAGAGCGAATAAAAGAAAAAAGCAAAACCGCAAGTGGTTTTATAATTGATAGCGCAAAAAAGGAAATACGATATTTAAAAGGCAAAATAGTCAGCGTTGGTAATATTACTCAAGGTCTCAAGGTAAATGATATTATATATTACGATAAACACGCTGGTCACTCTGTAGAAGTTGATAGCCAAGTTTTTTGCGTTATAAAACAACAAGATGTTGTTATAGTTTTATGATTATATCACCAGCTGATATAAGAGAATTACAAATATTAAAATACTATAGATTAGTTCGTAAATGGGCTTGTAAAAGCTACGGTTTGAAAGAAGCTGATCTAGAACTTTTAATATATCTTGATTGTGTAAACAGGTTTACAATAAATGATTTTAAAAATGCTGTTTATATTTACAGTTGGGATAAAAAACGTTGGGATCGTTTGCGTCAAAATGGTTGGATAGATGTATGGAGACATAGAAATAGAACTACTATTAAATATTCTATTTTTAAAACTTCATATAAAACTAAACAGTTGATAAATAGAATTTACAGGATTTTATTATCACAAGAAGACGTGCCAACTTCTGATAAAAATATATTTTACAGAAATAAAACGTACACGGACAAAGTTTTTAATAAAGCTTTAAATGACATGATAAATGATAAAAATAGATAATTTGAAAACCCAGTTAACCTTTAAAATTTAAAATTATGCCTTATGGAAAAGGGACTTATGGCTCCAAAAAAGGAAGACCACCCAAAGCTAAAAAGAAGTCAATGAAAAAAAATAAAATGAAGAAAAAATAATATGAAAAAGTTATCTCCAAAACAAAAGAAGATAGCTAGAGCAGCGCACCCGTACGATAAAATTACGGGTGCTGACTTCGCTGTCTTGCGCAAGAAAAAGAAAAAAAGAAAATAATTATGGGTTATAAAAGTGACGCACAAAGAAAAGCCGTGTGGGCTTCTCGTAATGAAAAGAAAAAAAAGAAAAAACGTAGAAAAAAGAAAAAATAGTTATGGCAAATGGCTCATTGTTTAACGGTAAAAGAGATCCAAGAAATAAAATTAAAAACTTATTTCCTACTAATAATGCTGTAGTTGATAACACAAATATTAGAAGAGTTGATAATTTTTCTAATAAAAAACTATTTTCAGAAATAGATAAACAAAAAATAAAAATCAACCAAAAATTAATAAAAGTAATAAGATCTGGTGATCCTGGTAAAAGCGTTGGTAGAGCACCACAAAGCATGCCTGATTACAAAAGAGACAAAGCTATATATGATGTTATAAACAAAAATATTTCTTTTAATGTTGATGGAATTAAAGTAAATGGAAAATTAACAAGTAAAGGTACTGATTCGATTAGTAAATTATATTCCGGTATGAATATGAAAGCTTTTGATGATAGGCAAATACAAATGGCTAAAGATTATGGTATTAAATTTAGCACTAGTAAAGATAATGCAACTTTAGCTTTTCAGAAAAATCAAACAATAAATTTAGCTAAAATTAGAAATAAACTTTTTGATGAACAATACAGTGAAAAAGATTTGCAAAAATTAATAAATTTAAAAGGGTATGGACAAAACTTTCGTAGCATTCCAGCTTTAAAATCTGAAGTTTATAAAACGCGTATTAGCATAGAAGATTTTGAAGATCCACGTTCTTTGGGTGTATTATACCCTGGTAAAGATGTTAGGCCAACAAATATTGATTTTATTAGCCGTATGAAAATTAGTGAACAATATTATAGTGAAAAAAATAAAACTTTTAATACTGCTATAGATCAAGTATTAATACATGAAACAGCGCATAGCATGGGGTCAGGCTACGCGTATCCTATGACAGAATATGCAAAACAAAATTTTGGTGTAAAAGGTGATTTTAAATCTTTTTTACGTAATTATGATTATACGCAAAAAGACAAGCCTCTAGAATTGTTTGCTAGATATAATCAAGCTAAATCATATTTTAAAAATAATAAAAACGCTGATCCAAATAAACTTTATATGACAATGATAGATTTACATCAAAAATATAATAAAGATAAAATTATACCTTTTACTACTGTTGTTGGTTCTAATTTAAGGAGTTATGGCGAAACAACAGAATTTTTGCTTGGTAAAAATTTATACAAAAATATGCCAACTATGAAAGAAGCTGAAAACTTAAGTAAACTTTTTAAACAATTTTAAAATGAGATCAAGAGGACTTGGAGATACAATACATAAAATAACAACAGCCACAGGTATAAAAACTGCAGTAGACATGGTAAGTAAAGGCTTAAACATACCTTGTGGTTGTGAAGCTAGACGTAAAAGATTAAACGAAATAATACCTTATGAGCAAAGAAAAAAATTATGAGTAAGCCTAAAAAAAAATTTGCAGATACAACTATAGGTAAACTAGTGCTTGGTGCAGCCTCAATAGCAAACCCAACTTTAGGTAATGTGCTTAAAGGTGTAACATCACCTAAAGACGCTATAGCAGCTATTGGTAAATCAGATGCTAGTTCAGACGATAAGATAAAGTTACAACAATTAATATACGAACAGCAAAACAAAGAAATGGAAGCTATAACAAATCGTTGGACCGCAGATGCTGCATCCGATTCGTGGCTTTCGAAAAATGTACGCCCTCTAGTTTTAGTGTGGTGTATTGTTGTTTTTAGTTTTGCCGGTATACTTGACAGTGTAGAATCAATACCGTTTAATATTGGAGTTACATGGAATGACACTTTTGAAAAAGTTATGATGGCCGTTGTTTTAGCTTATTTTGGTGGACGAAGCGGAGAAAAGGTTACTAGTATTTTTAAAAAATAAAATTTAAATGAATTTAATAAGAAAAATAAGTATAGGTAGGGACTATAAAGATGATGCTATGCACTATGCTGTAGGTCAAGAAGTTTACGGAGGTCATACAATATCTGATATAGTTGAAGATAATGAGAAATACTCTATATTTATAAAAAAAGGCAATGAAGTTTTACCATGGAAACAGTTTAATAAAAACATGGCTATATCTGTAGAGTTTAATTTAAAGTACTAATGAAAGGACTTTTTTGTTTTATAATTAAACCTAAAAACGGTAGATATAATAATACTAAAAAAGTAGGCGATGTTGATTTAATTTTAAATACAGAGATACAAAATCATAATTTTGTTAATCGTACAGGTATAGTTTTAGCCACACCTATAAACATGCCTAGTGAAATACAAGTTGGAGACGAAGTAATTGTTCATCATAATGTTTTTAGAAGGTTCCATAATGTAAGAGGTATTGAAGTTAATAGTACGTGTTACTTTGATGAGGACACTTATATTGTTTACATAGATCAAATATTTATGTATAAAAGAAATAACAAATGGTTTAGCTTAGACGATTATTGTTTTGTAAAACCAATAAAAAATGAACAAGAATATAGTATGTTGAAAGAAGTTTGGTTAAAAGGTATTATTAAATATGGTAATAAAAATTTAAAAAAAATAGGTTTATATAAAGGCAGTAAAATAGGTTTTTCACCAAACAGTGATTATGAATTTATAATTGATAATGAAAAACTATATAGAGTTAAAAACGATAGTGTAACTATAAACTATGGACATAAAGAACAAGAAAAAGAATATAATCCAAGCTGGTTATAAAGCTGTTGATGAATTAATAAAAGTTGCAAAAGAACCTATAGTAGATACAGAAGATGATGTGTCTGCAGATCGTTTAAAAAATGCGGCAGCTACAAAAAAATTAGCAATATTAGATGCTTTTGAAATATTAAATCGTATAGAAGAAGAAAATAGTATTTTAGAAAATAAGCCAATAGCTAATAATACTAAAACGTTTAAAGGTTTTGCTGAGAAAAGATCAAGATAATGTATAAGCAAAATCTATATAAAATTATAAACCCGATTAAAATAAATACAGTCAATAGACTTAACAAAAGTAAAAAGTGGAAATATGGATATAATAAAGAACACGATATTATCGTTATATCAAAAACTGGTAAAATTGGTGAAATATATGAAATACAAAATTTACGTGTTGCTTTACCTAAACCCGAAAGCGTCGATAAAAAGTATAATAAGTGGCATAAAGAAATATATCCAAAAGAGTTAAAAAATTTAAAAAGTATTTTTGACTGGAAAGATTTACCACAAAATTATAAAGATAAGTGGCACGCTTATATTGACACAGAGTTTACAAGACGTGAAGAAGGTTATTGGTTTTATAATAAAAATAAACTTACTTATATTACCGGTACTCATTACATGTATTTGCAATGGGCTAAAATAGATGTAGGTAAACCAGAGTTTAGGGAAGCAAACAGGTTGTTTTATATTTTTTGGGAAGCTTGTAAAGCAGACTATAGATCATATGGTATGTGTTATTTAAAAAATAGACGTTCAGGATTTTCTTTTATGGCTTCTTCTGAAGTTGTAAATTTAGCAACAATATCATCAGACTCGAGGTATGGTATATTATCAAAATCTGGTGCTGACGCTAAAAAAATGTTTACTGACAAAGTAGTACCAATATCTGTTAATTATCCGTTTTTTTTTAAACCGATACAAGATGGTATGGATCGACCAAAAACAGAATTAGCTTATAGAGTACCTGCTTCTAAATTTACTAGAAAAAAGCTTCTAACAAATGTAAAAACAGAAGAGCTAGAAGGACTAGATACAACAATTGATTGGAAAAATACAGGTGACAATAGCTATGATGGAGAAAAATTAAATTTGTTAGTACATGACGAAGCTGGTAAATGGGAAAGACCAGAAAATATTTTAAATAACTGGCGAGTAACTAAAACAACATTAAGATTAGGTAGCAGAATTATAGGTAAATGCATGATGGGTTCAACTAGTAATGCATTAGATAAAGGTGGTGATAATTTTAAAAAACTTTATAATGATTCTGATGTAACTAAACGTAATGCAAACGGTCAAACTAAAAGTGGTTTATATAGTTTGTTTATACCAATGGAGTGGAATTATGAAGGTTTTATCGATGAGTATGGTATACCAGTATTTGATAACCCAAAAAATATGACAAAAGGCCCTTATGGCGATATTATAGATGTTGGTGTTATAGAACACTGGCAAAATGAAGCTGAAGGTTTAAAAAATGATCAAGATTCATTAAATGAATTTTATAGACAGTTTCCAAGGACAGAAGAACATGCTTTTAGAGATGAAACAAAAAATAGTATATTTAATCTAGTTAAAATATACGAGCAAATAGATTATAACGAGGGTATAAACACAACAAATGTTGTTACTAAAGGTAATTTTCAATGGTTAAATGGTATAAAAGACACTGAAGTAGTTTTTTATCCTGATTTAAATGGTAGATTTTTAATATCTTGGGTCCCTAGTAACAGTTTAACAAATAAAATTAAATTTAAAAATGGCTTCAAATATCCTGGTAACGATCATATTGGCGCTTTTGGCTGTGACTCTTACGATATATCTGGTACTGTTGATGCAAAAGGATCAAAAGGGTCCTTACATGGATTAACTAAGTTTTCTATGGAAGACGCACCTGTAAATAGTTTTTTTTTAGAATATATTGCAAGACCACAAACTGCAGAAATATTTTTTGAAGATGTTTTAATGGCATTAGTTTTTTATGGCATGCCAGTTTTAGCAGAAAACAATAAACCTAGACTTTTATATTATTTAAAAAGAAGAGGTTATAGAGGTTATTCAATGAATAGACCAGATAAATTGATAAACAAACTATCAATTACAGAAAGAGAGATAGGTGGTATACCAAATACAGGCGAAGATATTAAACAAGCTCATGCAGCTGCAATAGAGACTTATATACAAGATCATGTAGGTTTAAAAAGTGATAATACTTATGGTAATATGTATTTTAATAAAACTTTAAATGATTGGGGTAAATTCGATATTAATAAAAGAACAAAATTTGATGCTACAATAAGCTCAGGTTTAGCAATTATGGCTTGTAACAAACATAAATACACGCCAAAAGCAATTAAACAAACAAAAAAATTAGACTTTGGTTTTAAAAAATATAACAACAAAGGTTTCATATCAAAAATAATAGAATAAATGGCAAAAACACCAACAAAAGGCATATTTCCTAGTCAAGCTGTTAGCGATGTTGAGAAAATGGATCCTCAATATGGTTTACAGGTTGCAAAAGCTATAGAGTCTGAGTGGTTTAAACGCGACTCAGGTAGTTCTAGGTATTATGCTAATAGAGATAATTTTCATAGATTAAGACTATATGCAAGAGGAGAACAAAGTATACAAAAATATAAAGATGAATTATCTATAAACGGTGATTTGTCTTATTTAAATTTAGACTGGAAGCCAGTACCTATAATACCTAAATTTGTAGATATAGTAGTAAATGGTATATCAGAACGTATGTATGATATAAAAGCATATTCACAAGATCCGTCAGCTTTAAAACAAAAAACTGAATATGTGGCAAATTTACAAAGAGACATGCTTAATAGACAGTTGATAGAAAAAATACAACAAACGCTAGGCGTTAATACTCGAAGATCACAAACAGATTATATACCTGAAAATGATGAAGAGTTACAATTACATATGCAACTTAACTACAAGCAGTCTATAGAAATAGCAGAAGAGCAAGCTATAAACAACGTTTTTGACTATAATAAATATGAATTATTAAAGAAAAGACTTGATTATGATTTAACAGTAATAGGCATATCAGCTGTTAAAAATAGTTTTAATACTGCAGAAGGTATAAAATTAGAATATGTTGATCCTTCTGATTTAGTATACTCTTATAGTGACTCACCTTATTTTGATGATATATACTATGTAGGTGAAGTTAGAAAAGTTAGTATAGTTGATTTAAAAAAGCAGTTTCCTAATTTAACTGATGAGTATATAAATAAAATACAAGGTTATGGTAGTAATGCTTTAATGATAAATAAAAGCTATAATACTAACGATGATAATGATAGAAATTATGTTTATGTTTTATATTTTGAGTATAAGACTTATGAAAACCAAGTATATAAAATAAAACAAACATCAAGTGGCGCAGATAAAGCAATTAAAAAAACTGATACTTTTGATCCACCAAAAGACGCAAGATCACGATTTGAAAAAGTTAATAGAAGTATAGAGTGTTTATATGAAGGTGCAAAAATAATAGGTTCAGAAGATATGTTAATGTGGAATAAAGCAATTAATATGACAAGACCTAAGTCAGATACTACAAAAGTGCAAATGAGTTATAATATAGTCGCGCCTCGTATGTATAAAGGTAAAATAGAATCACTTGTTAGCCGTATGACTAGTTTTGCAGATATGATACAGTTAACACATTTAAAATTACAACAAGTATTATCACGTATGGTACCTGACGGTGTATTTTTAGATGCTGATGGTATTGCAGAAATAGATTTAGGTAACGGTACTAATTATAACCCACAAGAAGCTTTAAACATGTATTTTCAAACTGGTAGTGTTATAGGTAGATCAATGACACAAGACGGTGATTTTAATAATGCAAGAGTACCTATACAAGAACTTAGAACAGGTGGTGGTAATAACAAAATTGGTCCATTAATTAATTCTTATAATTATTATTTACAAATGATGAGAGATGTTACTGGATTAAATGAAGCAAGAGATGGTACTACACCAGATAAAAATGCTTTAGTAGGTTTACAAAAATTAGCAGCAGCTAATAGTAATACTGCTACAAGACATATATTACAATCAGGTTTGTATCTAACACTAAAAACAGCAGAAGCAATATCATTACGTATATCAGATGTTTTAGAGTTTTCTAATACTTCAAATGCTTTTATAGCTGGTATAGGTAAATTTAACGTTGCTACTTTAAGAGAAGTAGCAGAATTACATTTACATGACTTTGGTGTATTTTTAGAGTTAGCACCTGATGAAGAACAAAAACAATTATTAGAAAATAATATACAACAAGCGTTAGCTCAAAAAAGTATACATTTAGAAGATGCTATAGATGTTAGAGAAATCAAAAATTTAAAACTTGCAAACCAACTTTTAAAATTAAGAAGAAAAAGAAAACAAGCTGAAGATCGACAAGTTGCTTTACAAAATATACAAGCACAGTCCGAAAGTAATGCTAAAGCTGCACAAGCAGCTGCTACTGTTGAAATGCAAAAAGAACAAGCGCTAGCGCAAACTAAAGTACAAGTAAACAAAGCGCAACATTTATTAAACGTAAACATGCTTGAAAAAGAAGCAATGATTAAAAAAGAACTTATGATACATGAGTTTGAGCTTAATTTAAAGCTTAAACAAATAGAATTACAAGTAATTAATAATAAAGATACGATGAAAGAAGATCGTAAAGATAAAAGAACAAAAATACAAGCTACACAACAAAGTGAGCTTATAAACCA